CGTTCTACTACATACTCAGCTTCTTCCATAGTAGAAGCATCTGGATCTGGATAGAAGTTCCAGATAGACACAGAAGTAGTTTGTGGAATTGTTTTAAAAGTTGGAGTGTAGTTACCTTCTTCATCCCAGTTTGCATACTCTTTATCGACAGCAAATGGGCCTTTCATGATCCCAGTACCAAATAGTGCCGATTCAAATGCAGCAGCACGTAAATGCTTTTTAGCATGAGATTCTTCTAGTTGGTCATGAATCTTCTTTTCCATCTTCTTAGCTGAAATTTCTGCTGGATGAAGTTGGATTGAGCTAGGTGTTTTCCCTGGTTTATCTTCAACCTTGTCTGCCACAGGTTCAAGATCTTGCTGTAGGCTACCTACACGTTGCATATACTGGGGGAAAGTCTCCCCTGCATTCAAGCCTCCAGATTCTTCTTTTGCTTGATTTAACTGCGGATTAGTTTCAAAACTAATTGTATCTGGAACATTGTCAGGAAGAACTGTCGGATCAATGGTAATAGGAAATTTATTACCACCGAATAGTACTTCTGCAATTTGCCCATAAGCAGCAAGAACCTTTGTTTTAGTAATCTTAACAAAGACTCTGGATTTTTCTGTAGAGGTAAACTGTACATCAGGGCCATAAAGACCCCGATAGTTACGATAAGATTGAATCCAACGTTCTTCGTCTAACTGACGAGCTGTTTCAGCTTTACTGTACTTATCCTTAACGAACTGGATAATCTGACCTGTCAACGGATCAGAATAATCTTCTTCTGCTACGTCTTCGATAGCAGTAGCTTCTTCCATATCCATTTCCATTGATTCAAATTCTTCTTCCATGTCTTATCCTTAATATCCGAAAGTTGGATCTGATGCTTGAAAGCCTGTTCGTTGCGATGCAGGATCAAAGTCAAATATATTACTTCTTGGCCTTGTCATTACACCATATCTAAGAGCATCATACAAGTGGTCTTCTGCATGTGTGTCTACATCTTCAGGATTATTTTTATCCAAAGGTAGACTGGGTATCTGTGAGATTGTGTCTGTACAAGTATTGAAGAACACTAATCTAGGCTCTTCTGTAAATTCATCTATCTGCAGACGTCTGTGCAGTTCGTTCTTACCTGCTACACGAGAACCTTTAGATCTGTCTGAAGGCCTCCACCTGCAACCCTTCATAATCATCTGCTCGGCTAGGCTGGGGCCAGTATCACCACGATTATGCCAGAGAGAAGAGTCAAGAACTCCATACCGTATTCTATCGTTAGACTCGTTCTCGATGTCCAAGATCATATCTGCTAAGTCTGTAGCTGTGACCTTAGATACGTAAAGCTCCCTATAGACTACTAGTTGCTCTGATCCAGGAACTACCGTAAACCAAAGAACTCCTGTGTAAGACCCGTAGCCATAGTCACAAGCTCTAAACCGTGTCCAGTTACCTGGTATGTCATACGGGTCAATAACGTGGTCCCGTCTATTAAACTCTGGAAAAGCTGCACCTTCATTTATGTCCCAGTCACCTTCAAGAAGTTGTCTTCTTTGATGTTCAGGCAGAGATAAAAGATTAGCTTCGTAAAGACCATCGTCTGAAAGATAAGGGTTGTCGAAGAGGGTGGCCGGTATAAATTTTCTTTTGAATAGAGACTCACCCTCCCGACTATGACCTTTTGGCCACGTAACCACGTTTCCGTTTTCGTCAGTGGCAGGGAACGCTTTATTCGGAGTTTGAGGGTCGATAAACGTTCTTTTTACCCACTGATGCCCAGGGCCACCTGGGTTGCTTGTTGCTCTCATATACAGTGGCAATCCAGATGCCCTAGTGCTACGGAGACGGGATCTCATGTAGTTCCATGCATAAGGGCTAGGCCACTGTGTAAGTTCGTCAAAGCCAATCCAGTTAAAAGCTTGGCCTTGGTATCGCATAACGTCATCATCTCTATCAAGATATGACATCCACAATGTAGCACCCGATGGAGCTACCCAAGTCTTATCTCTTTCCATAAACTTGATCCCAGGGATAGCTTTTGGATAGAGTTGTTTACTTACCGATATAAGTTCTCTAAGCTCTTCTGTACTACGACGAACAAGTAGCATTCGTGCATTAGGGTTACCCAAGTACCTAACTGGGTCTGCAACCATTGCATACGACTTACCACCACCTGCTGCTCCTCCGTAAAGTACTTCTTGTTCTGTTGCTGCTAGAAAAGATGTCTGTGGTCCAGGGTTTGGCTCAAAGATAACTTCTTGCGCAGCTTGTTCAAAATCTATTTCTTCAGGTTTCGGTTGGGCTGGTATCGAGGTAGTCTTTTTGACCGAGCTGTCTACCTTCAAACCTCTCGGCTTTTTCAAGGGCTTCTTTGTACCTTTGGGCGAGGTAACGTTGAGTTGAAGCTTCTGTCTTACGTTTTTGCTCAATTTTAACTCTCTTGTATAATCCTACGTGGGAAATATATCTTCCAGATTGAGTACTGAGCCAAGCAGAGACTTCTCTATAACTGTAACGTTTCAAGAACTCCTTAGCTTTTTCAAACAATTCTAATTCTTCTGGAATTGGTAAGAGTATATCACGATCATCTGGATGTTGTCTATAGCCAAATGGAACATGTCTTCCAACTCTGACTGCGGCTTTCCAGACATATTCCTCACCAATTTTTTCAGGTTTAGGTAGGGTCCAAGTTTTAGTTATCTTCATTATCTTTTTGAGGCAGAATAAATAGTGGGCTTGCTGCAGAGACTTCTACTTTCTCTGTCTTCACAAAACCACTACGATCTAGGACATCTTTTGCAGCTGCCATCTTTTCTTTATTTCCCAGATCTGTCGGGTTGTTCATAATTTCAAACATTGAGTATGCAGCTTTAGTTGAAGAAGAGGCAATAAACTTCTTAGTGAGGTCTGCAATTTCATCTGTTAATGGCTCTGCTACTTGACGAGAAGTTACAGCATCTGCGTACCCAGCAAGCTTTTTAGCTTTAACTAGATTTCCGCCAGCTTCCTCGAACAATACATCGAGAAATTTCTGCTGTTTCTCTGTTAGATTTCTAGCCATGGTGTTACCACTTTCCTTGTTGTATACCGAGAAAATACATGCCTGTAATTACTATACCTAAACCTACAAGAACAGCTAAACTTGAGAGAGTCCAAGTTATGATTGCTTCCTGTAACTCAGCTCTACGGTACTCTTGCTCTTGCTTTTGTTTACGTATTCTACCCTCAGTGCGTACCAGTTCATCCCAAACCGATGGACCCATTGTCCAACTTATGTGATCCTTCAGTTCCTGCCTCATTTGCTCGGCTTTTTTCTTAGCAGCAAACACTTCTATCGCCTCAGCCTCTACAGAACCTCCGATTGATTTCCACCAGGGAGGGTTCTTTACTTTCTTCTCTGCTTGCCCTAGGTCAGACATATGCCCTGCCCACTTTGCAAGCTGGCCTGACATACTCTGAAGATCTTTACCTACTGCAAAACCCTTTTTAAGGGCATTGAAGGCGAGGCTGGCCCCTGAAATTATAGTAACCGGATCCACGAGCCTCCTCCCAAAGTCTCACTTACCTATTTATAAATATAGATTTTTAACCTAAAAAGACTTTTTGAGCAATCTCTCCACGAGATATTCCGATATCTTTCAATTCTTTATCGGACATATTTTTTAAAAGCCAGTAGTCTGCTCTTCGTTGTTGTGCTACTGCTACTGCTTCAAACCAATTAATTAACCATTTCATGTTTATAACTCCTTGTTCCATGAACATTATGTATACACGTTTGTATACACAGGAGTTATACCATATTTAGTTATACCACACTACAGACAATAATGCAACTCCGTTATGCATTTATCGGTTTGGGTTAAAGTATAGTCTTCCAGACATTGTAACATCAAATGTGCCACCATCTTTTGAACATACAAGTTTATCACCTGCATGAAGATGCATACGTGCAGCATCTAAAACATTTAGTGCAGTATTACCTGCAACAGACTTTGCCTCTATAAAATTATGGTAAGTTGTATCGTCTGCATGATAAAACTCTATAGTAATTTTTTGGCTTGATGTACCACCATTTGTAACCATAAGCATGTCAATAG